CCTGGAAGCGTCTTTTAGCCATTGCATAGAATGGTCGTAGTCATCTATTCGTACAGTACTGATATTGTTAGGAGAAATCAGTTTGTGCAACTCGTATAATGACAGTTGAACCATGTGACGTTTCAAGTTATAGTTTCTTGGGTCATGGTATCTGATATTCCTTTCCAGTTCCGGTACATCAGCATTGGGATTGATTATAGGGTAATAAATTTTTCCTTTATATTCTACATATTCGTGTTCTGACAACTCATAAGAATTGAGTGAAGGATCATATTCTCCAATCATCCCCCAGCAGTCAGACTCCATTGGATTGACCAGACAGTCATAATTATCCATTGTTAGCAAGGTGAAGAATTTGCCTTCATATTCTACAACTTCCCATTCATTGTATGGAACAGTGTCCCACTTGTATGTATCAACCATTTCCCAGGCATTAACTTCCGGAATACGAATATCGTTGAAGTCTATGCCATTGGCGATGTCACATATATATGTCCGTCCTAAGAACTTTGTCACATCTCCGGGACGATAGTTTTTCATCTGGCTGTATTGTTCTATTTTTTTCAGGTCAAGTATCTCTTCTGTTTCGTGCCAATAAGATATAGGACAAGGAGCTTTGTAGCCATTGATAGCTTGAATTACCTCGCATATTTTCCCGTCAAGGTAAAAATGACATCCTATAGGATAACTGATTCTTCGATCATATTCAAAGATGAATTTACCTCGATTTAGTTCGCGTTCAATTTCATAATTTTCAGTAAGGTAATCCATAATAGATGCTTCAGCGGCTTGTTCTGCCTGCACAAAACAAATATTTTTCCCACGGGTAAGCTGCGATAAAGCATCCTCCGTAATGATACCCAGATAATCATTTTTGTTTAAAAACCTTCTATACATAATTAATATTCAAAAGTGTTATAGACTGGTGCTGTATATGTTTCAATTGTTGTCTTTTGATTTTGGAACCGTCTCCATGAGTCACAGAGAAACAATACTAATACATAATCCAAGATGTCCGATAAGTGCCCATATTTTTCTTCTTTTCCACCGGTTTTGGGGTTTAATACTTTTTTCTTGGATTTGGTGCCGTCAGAGTTCTTCTGCTGATATATCATATCTTCAGTAAATTTACGACACCGTAGGTCTGCCATGAATTTCCAACCGTCAAACCCGTTTAATATAGCGTTGACAAACTCCAACCGGGTACTTTGTGGCGGCTGCTTCTGAAGCAATTTTATACGTGGCCTTAGTACATTGTTTTTCATATTGTCCACTATAATAGTATAGTTGTTGACACCTTCTTCTGTTTGCGTGCTACGTGCTAATCCTGCTGGGTCTCCTGTTATAATTATTCCGCCTATATGCTGATTCTGGAGGTGTTTGTCTCTTATTTTTTGAGATAATTTGGGGGTATTGTTTTCTTTGTTCTCTGGTTTACCTAAGTTTTCTTCCAGCAGATATATTTCTTTCTTTTCATAATTAATCTGCAACTCCATCTCACTCATATATGGAGCGACATTAAAGTCCCATCCTGATATGATTGGCTTCATCGGATCATAAACTTTTTCCCGTAACCGTTCAATAAGATGTTTTTCGCCATCAAAATTCCAATATGCAGC